ACACAAAGACGGCTAACATGGTAAGGACATATCTCTTGCTTTTGCTCCTGTGCGGGCCAGCAACGCCTTTCTTCAATCACCTGATGGATGTGACCCGTCGCTTACTAGACTCCAGCAACGCAACCTGGCAGAGAGACCAGCCTGACACGCACCGATTGTCAAGGCTGGATGCTCATGTCATGTCAATGTTAGGGGTTGGTTCACACATTGATGAAGTCAGTGTCAATCACAGCCAGCACCTCCACAACTTTAGGTCCTACAATTGTGAAGAGGGAAGGAGGACTTTAACCATGATGGATCCCAAATCAGGAAAGTTCAAGCGCCTGAAATGTAATGAAAACCAGACTCTGTCCAAGGATTGTGCCTCTTGCATAGAAAAGAAGTCCTCCATCATGAAGAGTGAGCATCTGGTCTATGACGACGCCATTTGCCAATCTGATTACAGCAGTCCTGAGGCAATGCCAGACCATGAGACACATCTTTGCAGGATCGGGCCATTGCACATCCAGCATTGCACTCACGAGGCTAAGAGGGTTCAGCATGTCTCTTGGTTTTGGATTGATGGGAAACTGAGGGTGTATGATGACTTCTCAGTCTCCTGGACTGAGGGGAAATTCCTGTCTCTCTTTGATTGCTTAAATGAAACATCCAAGGACCACAACTGCAATAAAGCAGTCTGTTTGGAGGGCAGATGTTCTGGAGATCTTCAGTTTTGCACAGAATTCACATGCTCATATGCAAAGGCTGACTGCAACTGCAAGAGAAACCAGGTTTCTGGGGTGGCAGTAGTGCATACCAAGCACGGCTCCTTCATGCCAGAGTGTATGGGTCAGTCTCTTTGGTCAGTGCGAAAGCCTTTGTCTAAGAGATCAGTAACAGTGCAGCAACCTTGCATGGATTGCGAAAGTGACTGCAAAGTAGACCACATTTTGGTGATAGTCAGGCACTTCTACCCAGACCATTACCAGGCATGTCTGGGCTCCACATGTCTCACTGGTCGAGCAAAGGACAAGGAATTCAAGATCCCATTTAAGATGGCAGACAGGCTCTCAGATTCACACTTCGAGATACGTATCTGGGATAAGGAGAGGTCCAACGAATATTTCTTAGAATCTAGGTGTGAGTCAGTTGATGCCTGTGCTGCCATTACATGCTGGTTTTGTAGAGCAAATTGGGCCAACATTCACTGCTTTTCTAAAGAGCAGGTTCTAATTCTAGTTGCAGTGAGCTCCTTGTGCATTTTACTGCTAGCTAGTGTTCTGAGGGCTCTCAAAGTCATTGCCACCTTCACCTGGAAAATAATAAAGCCCTTTTGGTGGATCCTTTCCCTGTTGTGCAGAACTTGCTCCAAAAGACTGAACAAACGGGCAGAGCGACTAAAGGAGAGCATCCACTCCCTGGAAGAAGGACTGAATAATGTGGATGAAGGACCCAGAGAGCAGAACAACCCTGCAAGAGCAGTGGCAAGGCCCAATGTTCGACAAAAGATGTTTAACTTGACCAGACTAAGCCCAGTTGTTGTAGGCATGCTGTGTCTGGCTTGCCCAGTTGAAAGTTGCTCAGACTCCATCTCTGTAACAGCCTCCAGTCAGAGGTGCTCTACTAGCTCAGATGGAGTGAACTCCTGTTTTGTCAGCACTAGCTCTCTGCTTCAGGTCAGTCCTAAGGGGCAAGAGAGCTGTCTGATCCTAAAGGGGCCAACTGGAACAGCAGTGGACTCTATTAGGATCAAGACCACTGACATCAAGCTGGAGTGTGTCAGGCGAGATCTGTATTGGGTCCCCAGGGTAACCCATAGGTGCATAGGGACCAGGCGATGCCATCTCATGGGAGCCTGCAAGGGAGAGGCCTGCTCTGAGTTTAAGATAAACGATTATTCTCCGGAGTGGGGTCATGAAGAGGAGTTGATGGCTCAGCTAGGCTGGAGCTACTGTGTTGAGCAGTGTGGCGGAGCCCTTTGTCAATGCTTCAACATGAGGCCCTCTTGCTTCTACTTGAGGAAAACATTTTCTCATCTATCCCAGGATGCTTTCAACATCTATGAATGCTCAGAATGGTCATACCGGATAAATGTGCTTGTATCGACAAATTCAACTCACTCAAATTTAACATTAAAGCTTGGTGTCCCAGACTCTATCCCTCATGGTCTGATTAGCTTGTCTAGCGTGTCCCAACCGCCAGCCATAGCATACTCAGAGTGCTTTGGGGAGGATCTACACGGCACAAAGTTCCACACAGTCTGCAACAGAAGGACTGATTACACTCTAGGCAGAATAGGGGAGATACAGTGCCCCACCAAAGCTGATGCCCTGGCAGTCTCTAAGAGATGCATTAGCAGCGACTCCATAATTTTCTCCAAGGTCCACAAGGATTCAGTGGATTGTCAATCATCAATCATAGATCCCATGACAATCAGGAATCGGAACAAATTGCCATCCACTGTAGGTTCAGTCACTTTCTGGCCAACAGAAACCAGTGTTGAGGCAGCCATCCCTGACTTGGCATCTGCCACCATGTTAATCAGGTTAGATGGTTATACCATTCAGTTCAGATCTGATTCCAATAAGTGTAGCCCAAGATTCTTATCATTATCAGGCTGTTACAACTGTGAGGCTGGAGCAAAGCTGGAACTGGAACATGTAACAGACTTTGGAACAGCCTTGGGAATCCTCGAATGCCCAAGCCTAGGCTACACAACATATTATGAGGTGAAGAACACGCTTGAAAAGTCCATAAGGACAATGCATTTAAACGGATCACACGTGGAGGCCAAGTGCTACTTTCGGTGCCCTAACTCTGAGAGTCAGCTAACTATAAGAGGAGAACTGATCTATCTTTTCAATGATGACATCAGACACCACAATCAGACCTTGTCCCCAGGCCTGAGTCCGAAGTCAGGGTCTGGATGGGATCCTTTTGGTTGGTTCAAAGCCTCCTGGTTGAGAGCAATTTGGGCCATCCTGGGTGGGACTGTGTCTCTGATAATTGGAGTGGTGATCATATACATGGTGTTCACACTCTGCTTGAAAGTTAAAAAATCGTGAAGTCCCCCTATTCCCCATCCCCCTCTACCCCTTTCCCTTATCCCCCCCTCATCCTCTAAGAGGGTGAGGGCCTCTGCCGCACGACGCCGCTGGAGCATTCATTACTAAGTGGTGTTATCCAGGGTGGTCCTTAGCAGTGCCCGTGAATACCATATTTGTTGTTCCATGTAGCCGTGTCTTTGTGT